CCGGAGAGTGTCACGGCACAGTTTGTTCTGGGCTATAAGGGCTACATCCAGCTGGCCTTACGCAGCGGCCAGTACAAGGATCTGGATGTTATGGTCATCAAGCAGGGCGAGTACCTCGGCAAAGACCCGGAAACCGGAAAAGCCAAATTCCAGTTCGTCGAGGATGACGATCAGCGTGACGCGTTGCCCACGGTCGGGTATATGGCCTACTTTGAGTACCTCAACGGCTTCCGCAAGGTGTTGTATTGGTCGAAAGAGAAAATGATGACCCATGCCGATACCTATTCCAAGGCTTTCAGCCGTAAGAACTACGAAGACCTGATGGCTGGCAAAGTCCCGGAAAGCGAGATGTGGAAGTACTCCTCGTTCTGGTACAAAAACTTTGATGACATGGCAAAGAAGACCCTGCTTCGTCAGCTTATTTCCCGCTGGGGTGTTATGAGCATCGAAATGACGAAAGCCATGGAGAGCGACAATGCCGTGGCAACGGTGGCCGATAACAACGAGATCGTCACTGAGCCGGAACCGATGCCCGACGCATCCGAACAGCCGGAACTGCATACCGGGAAGCCTGAGGTGGGCGATGGGCAGGCATTGCCCCATGTGGACATTGCTCAGAGCGAACCCACGACCGCAGAGCCGGTGGTTGACCTCAGCTCGTTATGATCGACTACAACATCATCGCAACTGGCAGTAAAGGCAATGCGGTGGTGATTGACCAAAAAATCCTGATTGACTGCGGCGTTTCGTTCAAGGCGCTGTCGAAAGTATACCGGGCGTTGAAGTTGGTTCTGCTCACTCACATTCATGGTGACCACTTCCAGCCGACAACGCTCCGGCTTTTAGCGGAAAAACGCCCCACACTCCGCTTTGCGTGCTGTGCATGGCTGTGCAAGCCGCTGGTGGATGCAGGGGTGCCGGTCTCGCAGATTGATGTTCTGGAGCCGGGGCACATGTACGGATACGGCATCTGTAATGTCAGGCCCGATATGGTCAAGCACAATGTTCCGAACTGCGGGTGGAAAGTCTGGCTCCAGTCAGGAAAGCTGTTTTACTGCACAGACATGAACAATTTGAACGGCATCACGGCTCCAAACTATGACCTGTACATGGTGGAAGCCAACTACGATGACGCAGAAATCCAAGCCAAAATTGCTGAGAAAAAGCTGAACGGTGAGTACATTTACGAGCTTGGAGTGCTGCACAACCACATGAGCCTTGCCAAGATCAATGACTGGTTATACGCCAACATGGGGCCGAACAGCGCCTATATCTATATGCACTGCCATCAGGACAAGGAGGATGTCACATGACCGGGCGGCTGGTAGACATGGCTTTTACCCTCGGCGGGAAACAACGGGTCACGCTGGAAATCAACGGCGACTTCCGGGAAATCTGGGACAAGCTCCATCAGGAGCCGGTTCTGGATGTGGAAATCAAAAAGCACAGGGAAAAGCGCAGCCTGTCAGCAAATGCGTATTTCCACGTCTTGTGCAACAAGATTTCTGCGGAGACCGGCGAGAGCGAGGATGCAGTAAAGCGGCGGCTCGTGGTTTCGTATGGAGCGCTTGCCCGCGACAAGGACGGCAAGCCTGTTGGCCTGAAACTCCCGCCGACCGTAGATCCCAGCGACTTTTACCCCTATGTCCGGCTCTATGAAACCCGGCAGGAAAACGGAAAAGACTACTCCTGCTATTTTGTCTACAAGGAAAGCCACAAGATGGATTCAAAGGAATTTGCCCGTCTTGTGGACGGCGCAATCGAAGAAGCCAAGGAACTGGGCATCCAGACGGATACCCCGGAACAGCTGGCTCGTTACAAAGAAGAATGGTCGAAATGACCGGAAAGGAAAAATTATGAGTACGTATGGCGCAAGACCGGAAGTTATTGCAATTCCGGTGGATGAGTACAAGGAATTGCTGGCAGCAAACACGGAGCTGAAAATCATCTATCACAAGTTGGAAAGCTGCACGATTACCACGGAAAAGTACACATTTCACGAGTTCGTTCAGAACATGCATGATGCGTTGCATTCGGTGGAATTGGACGCTGAAGCTCCTGCCCCTGTCATTCCGGGCATGGTTGAACCTTTGGCGGCGATGCACGCGCAAGGAGCGGAGAGGTTGACCGATGCTGAACAGCTGTGATTTTCAGGGGCGGTTCGCCGCTGATCCTGAACTGCGGACCACCCAGACGGGAAAGCAGGTGGCAAGTTTCCGCATGGCGGTTGACCGGGATATGGTGGATGCCAACGGTCATCGTCCTACGGACTGGCTCACCTTTACCGCATGGGGCAAGACGGCGGAGTTCGTCAGCAGGTATTTCCGCAAGGGGAGCGCCGCTGTGGTTCATTCCCGCTGCCAGACGCGGCAGTATGAGGATAAGAACGGAAACAACCGCACGGCGATTGAGTTCGTGGTGGACAATATCTATTTTGCGGGGCCGAAGCAGGACAACCAGCAGGGGACCGTGGATGATGGCGGGACGAACCCGCCACCGGACACCTATCGGAATCAGCAGCCGCAGCCCCAGCAGATGGGCTTTGCCACCCAGAGCCAGCGCCAACAGTGGCCGCCGATCATCCTGGCAATGTTCAGGTCAGCCAGAGCTTTTCTCAGGGCAGCGACGATGATTTCTCGGTTCTGGACGATGCCGATGATCTGCCGTTCTAACCGAGGTAAGGGGGTGGTTGGATGGTAAAGCCAGACAACTACGTTATGCTTCTGGGCTGGATGCGCACTGAATTGAACCTCAAAGGAAACGAATTGAACTTATATGCAATAATCTACGGATTTACGCAAGATGGCGAAACTGAATTTTCGGGAAGCATCCGCTACATGCAGGAATGGCTTGGAGCGGAAAGCAAGCAGACCGTGTTCAATACGCTGGATAAGCTCATAAAAAAAGGGCTGGTTCAAAAACGCACAGAGGTTGTAAATGGCATCAAGCACAATTATTATCTGGCGGCTCCGAGGGGTAGTCTAAAAATTAGACCACCCCAGTCCAATTTTTATACCGGGGTAGTCCAAAATTTAGACCACCCTAGTCCAAATTTTAGACCTAATAATATAGAAGATAATATAGAAGATATTCTAGTTATAGAGGACGGCGGCACCCGCAAAAAAGACCCACGGCTGGATGCAGACCTGAGCAAGATAATCAATGCGTATCAGGCCAATATTGGAACCTGGCCGCGTATCTTGACGGACGACCTACAGCGCTGGAGAGAACAGTTCAGCACAGAAATGTTGCTTTTGGCGATTTCTGAGGGTGCAAAGAACGGCGCCCATAAGTGGAGCTATATTGAATCTATATTAAGGCGATGGAAAAAAGACAACATCAAAACTCCCGGTGACTTTGAAGCGTGGGAAGCACAGCGAAAGCCCTCAACTGGGCAACAGCCGAAACGCTCTGCGGCCGAGGATTATGATGAAATTTTCGGAGAACTTTTAGGAGGCTCGACAACATGACCGATACGAAATTGCGTGAGCTGCTGGTGGTGATCGATGACCACTACGACCGTGCCCGCAGCTTGGAGGAGCGCAGGGCTGACACGAAAATCTACATCCGGGCGTTTGGCACCATCCCGGACGAGATTGTGGAAAAGGCACTGTATACGGCCTTTACACAGTGCAGATTCCAGAACCAGCTGATTGTGGACTGGTGCGCTGAAATTAAAAAGCTGCTGTCAGCCCAGCAGCCATCGGCGAACGACCTCTGGGCGCAGGCTGCGGCAGCTGCCCGGAAAATCGAGGCAAATCTGTACTACCAGACCCACGGCGGCTTCATTGCCCCCGATGGGCGCAAGCTGAAAGGCGAAGATTTCAAAAAGGAAAACGCGAAAATCTTCGCCGCCCTCCCAATGGTGGTACAGCGGTGGGCTGGCTCCCCGGCAGACCTGTCGGAGATTTTCAGCAGCCGCAGCAGCGCGGATCTGCGCCAGTTCGTCCGGCCGGGCTTTGACCGGGCTGTGCAGGATGCCCCGGTTGAGAGCTTGCAGCCCCCGGCTCTGCCCGGCGGCGCAGCCCCGGCACAGATTGGAGGTGGCACGGCATGAGGTCGAAAAAACCATTCCGCAGCCTGATCGTGTGCGTTTCGTGTGCGATGGTTGGCTGCATCCTCACAAGCACGGCCTACTCCCGGCGGGTGAACGATTTGGAGACCGAGCGGGATATCTACGCCAGCAAGTCATCCAACTGGGAGCGCATGGCCGGAGAACGTGATGAAACCATCGACCAACTCCAAACCGAGGTAGACAAGCTGACCGCAGAACTGAACGCCCAGACCGATTTAACCCTTACATACGCCGGCGCGTTCAGCTGCACAGCCTATTGTTCCGAGGAATACGCCCACATCTGTGGCGAGGGGCACGGCATCACATCCAGCGGCGCAAAGGTGCAGCCGGGCGTGACCGTAGCTGCCGACACCAGCGTTCTGCCCTACGGCACGGTGATCTATGTCGAGGGTGTAGGCCTCCGGGTCGTTCAGGACACTGGCGGCGCGGTAAAAGGTAACAAGCTGGATGTGGCGGTAAGCACCCATGCAGAGGCTCTAAGCTGGTCTGGGTGGGGCTCCCGCCGGGTCTGGATTATTTCAGGAGGTGTTGAACCGTGAAAAAGCCGTTTGAGACCGAAATGGACGACACCAGACAGGCGGTCGGACAAATCGTGTGTTTGTGCACCACCATTGCGCTGCATCAGGAGTTCGGCGTCGGCAAGACCAGACTGGAGCGCATTAAAGCTAGAATTGACGAGTTGGAGAACCAGAACACCGAGGTCATTATGACCCCGGATGCAAACGGCAGACCCTCCAAGGACAAGGCCGAGGCAATCCGGGAAAGCTGGTTGGCTGGGTGCGTTTCTTCTGACTACCGAATCCCGATGGTGAGAATGCCTCGTGGGCGCAAAGAGCAGCAGTACCGCATGGCTGGCGACAGAGCCGCCAAAATTGCTTGGCAGATTTACGCCAAGGCGGTTATTGATGTGCTGCACTACGGTCCAGACCGCTTGGAACGGTTGCGCAAGGAAAGCCATGCCAACTATGAGCAGCTGAACAAGTGGGGGCATGAGGATGGTCTGGACGTTGCGATGGAAAAGCTGCGCCGCTGCGCTGCCGATGCCATGCAAGCCCCGGATCTGGAAGTTGCTGATATCGATGGCAGCAAGGATGCTGTGGAAGTGGACAAAGAGTTCCGTAAGCAGCAGCTGAATTTCATCAAGCGTGTCCGGGCACAGACCCTTGGTCGCATCGGTGCCACCTCACAGCCCGTCAACGTACTGGCCGAGCAGGGCATGCAGAACAAGGTTCAGCTGATTATGCAGCAGGTTTCCCAGCAGCCTTTTGAGCGTAGGAGGAGACGTTGATGGCACAAAATGAATACGGCGAGAAGCTGGACAGCAATGGCTATGCGCCCAGCATCCTCAGCAAGAGCCCCACCTGTCTGATTTGCGGGCGGTATCGCACCGCCCGGCACGAAGTCTTTTTCGGACCGTACCGGGATAAGAGCAAGCGGCTTGGCCTGTGGGCAAACCTCTGCCCTTGGTGCCACCAGAACGGCGTGACTGCCGTACATACAAATAGAGAGGCCGATCTCCGCTTAAAAAAGTGGGCGCAGAAAAAGGCCATGGAGTATTACGGCTGGCCGGAGGCGCGGTTCATCCAAGAGTTTGGGAGGTCGTACCTGTGAGTACCTGTCCGATTATCGCTATCGACCCCGGCAACACCCAGTCTGGCTACTGCGTGATTGATCGCAGCACCCTGCGCCCTCTGGAATTCGGAAAAATCGACAATGCAGAGTTGCTGCAAAAGCTTTCCTCTGCCGGGGCACAGGGCTGGCGGTGGGCGGTCATCGAGATGGTGGCCTCCTACGGAATGTCGGTAGGCCGGGAGGTGTTCGATACCGTCCTCTGGATCGGCCGCTTCTACCAAGCCCTGAACGCCTGCTGCCCGGTACGGCTGCTGTGCCGCATCGAGGAGAAGCGACACATCTGCCACAACACCCGCGCCAATGATGCCGCCATCCGGCGGGCACTCATTGACCGATTTGCAGACCACGACCTCAAAAATGGCCGTGGTACAAAAAAGAACCCGGATTTCTTTTACGGCTTCAAAGCCGATGTGTGGGCAGCCTACGCTGTGGGCCTGACCGCCATTGAAAACCGGGATAACGATTATCATTTTTCTGCTACTTGAAAGGAGCTTCATCATGGATAATTCTCTGTCTGAATCCGCACGTTTCGCAGTCTACCGTGAAAAACTCAAGGGCATCTGCGAGGCCAACAACCTGAGTTATGTGTTCATCAAGAACGCATACCCCATCAAGCTGGTTATCCGTCCGTTGGGCGGCGTTGGTGAACAGATGTCGATGCTGGAGGAGGCATCCGAGGACAACTACATCTCGCCGGGTGCATCCATCCTGTTCACCGTCAAGGATGGGAACCTGACCTACCGCATGAGCAAGACGTTCACCATCTCCGACACCCTGTTCAACAAAATCAAGAACATCTTCAAGAATATGCACTACCTTTGGCTCCAGTTCTTCTTCCGGAATTTGGTCGAGGGTGGAAAGCTGGCAGCTCTCGGCTACAAAATGCCGGATATTCCGGAATCCGGTGGGCAGCAGGATGCGCACCTGGAAAATGAGCCTGATTCTTCGAATCTCCCCGGGGAGGCCGAACCGCTGGAAGAAGTTGATGCCGAGGAACTGGATGATGCGGAGGAACCCGCAGCCGATGAACTGACCAAGGCCACCGAGATTGCCCGGAAGAACGGCGGTGTTACGCAGGCCATGTTGGAGCAGCAGATGGGCGTGACCACAGAAAAGGCCATCGCACTGCTGGATGATATGGAATCCGCAGGCGTGCTCGAGTTCTCCAACGGGCACTACACCATCGCCGCTGCTGACAGCGAGGAGGAGTAACCTATGGCAAAGGCAGCAGTGACCCACAGCATCCGGGATGACCACCAGAAGAACTTCCTCAAAATCTTCAATAGCCTGACTGGAAAGCACAGCCGCTGGGAGATTTGGGAGGACTTCGTCACCCTGACGGCCATCGAGATCTCGAACAGCACGGACAAGGTAAATGCCCCAGAGCGCACTAAGATGTATCAGACCATCATTTCCAAATACTCCGCCAAGGAGCGGGATGGCATGGTTGAAATGCTGGCTGAGGTAATCATGGGCATGGAGCAGAATCCTGACCAAGACTTCCTTGGTTCGCTGTACATGATGTGCGAGTTGGGCAACGACCACGCCGGGCAGCAGCAGCGCAGCAGGCAGGACTGTACGAACTGCCCTGCGCCATCGTGGAGATGGACGAGCGGGAGCAGATGCAGACCATGATGATTGAGAATATGCAGCGGTCAGACCTCACCGTCTACGAACAGGCGCAGGGCTTCCAGATGATGATGGACTTCGGGCAGACAGTGGAGCAGATCTCCGACAAGTCGGGGTTCTCCCAGTCCACTATCCGGCGGCGCATCAAGCTGCTGGAACTGAACCGCGACAGCTTCAAAAAGGCAGAGCAGCGTGGCGCAACCCTTTCCGATTTTGTTGAACTCAACAAAATCGAGGATCTGGATGCCCGGAACAAGGTGTTGGAAACCCTCGGCACAGCTAATTTTAACCGTGAGATGCAGAACGCCTTGTCTGACCAGAAATACCAGCACAGAAAGGCTGAATGGATTGAGCAGCTTCGCCAATTTGCAGTGGAAAATCCTGATGCCAATTACAGCACTCACGCGCACGTTGCTGGGTACGGATATTGGAACACTAGCAAGGACGTTGAAGTGCCGGACGATGCCGATAGCGTAGCGTACTGCTACAAGGTCAGCCAAAACCAGATTGACCTCTACAAAGAGCGTGATTTGGGAAAAGAGAATGCGGAAACGGCTAAGCGAGAGGAAAAGCGGCAGCAGGAACAGTTCTATAAGGACCAACTTTCCGCCCTCACAAACTATATGTTTGAACTGCGCCGGGACTTTGTGACGCAGCTTTCCACGGCAGAGTGCAAAAAGCATCTGGGCGAAATCGTCCGCTTTGCCGTGGATGCGTTCGATTCAAATTACGATGGCGAGTTGACAATCAAGCTGCTGGGCATTGCTCCACCGGAAACGGACAGCATTGACCTGCTTGATTATCTGGAAAGCGTTTCGGTGTTCAACGACCAGCCGGAAAAGGCACTGCTCTCCTTGGCCTATTCGGCCGCTGACGATGGCAGCAACGGATACTGGGGCTGGGTCTGGCAACCCGACTGCCAGAGCGGCGGGTACGGCTGGGAGGAAAATGGCAGTCTCGACGCTATTTACGCTCTGCTGGTAGCTTTGGGCTATGAAATGTCTGACGAAGAAAAGGCGTTACAGAACGGAACCCATGCCATCTTTTCCACCAATGCCCCTAAAAAGGCAGATGTGCCCTGCGAATGTTGCAAGGCGGCACATCCCGGATGCGATAAGTGCTGCAAGACCTGTGATGACCACTGCAATGCATCCCAGCTGTGCAGAAAGGAGTATGGCGAATGACCGACCTTGTAAAGTGTGACCGCTGCGGCACACCGTTCAGCATCCAGACAGCCGGCATCCGCAGTACATGGAGCGGCGATTACATGGTGCAGTATTTCACCTGCCCCGGCTGCCGCCATCGCTACCAGATTCTGACCACGGACACCGAACTGCGCCAGACCGTTCAGCAGCACAAGAAAATTGCCGCAAAAATCCGCATGGGCCAGAGCAAGCATTTCCGGCCGGGAACGCTGAAAAAGTATCAGGCGGAAATGAAAAAGCTGGAGGCTGAGCAGAAAAAACGGCGGGATGAACTGATGGACAAGGGCAACGAGATCCTTGCCCATCTGGGAGAGGAGTAAACCATGGGCGATTTGAAAGAATACGCTGACCGCCTCAAGCTTGAAATCATGGCGGCTGACTTCCTGATCACCGAAGACCGGGAAATGGTCTTTGACCTCATCGAGAAAGTGCTGGGTGATGACAATGCCTGATCAGATCTTCATCAACATTGCGGTGCTGGCCGTGGGCGTGGCTATCGGCGCCCTGCTGGGCGAAACCAGCCGGCAGCAGCATGACCGCCAGTTGTTCCGGGAGTACATCAACTTTATGACTGAATCGGAGCACAACAATGAGCTGCTGTTCCGGGAAGTGATTCGGTTTCAGACCGAGAAAGGAGCCAACCATGAGAAAGAGTAATCGCCCGCCGGAGCCCGGCGCACGGGGGCTTCTGCGCCTGACCTGCCCCTGCTGCGGCAAGGAGTTCGGTACATATCTCCACGTTCCGCAGATGTCCATAGGCTGCCGCTGCGGGGCTACGATCTCGCTTGAGAGGGGGCTTGCCCCCTATGAGTTCGCCTGCGGCTGCTGCGGGCTGGTGGCCAAAGGCAAGACCAACATCATGGAGCCGGAGATCACCATTCCCTGCAAGTGCGGCAATCCCATCACGCTGCACTGGAACAAGGACACACGGAGGTACACAGAATGAACTGGGCAATTGTGATTCCGGTCGGCATCGGCATCGCGGTGCTGCTGTCCATCGCACTTGTCGCAATCAATGTTTCCGGGCAGATCAGCCGGCAGGAAGAGGCCGACGAGGTCAGGTTCTACTGGGACAGTATGCTTATGTACTCCAAGAGAGTCAGCCCTGATGCCCCGCCAGACTATGAAGTCAAAATGCTTTACGAGAACCGCAAGGATTTTTGTGCGGGATGTGCAGAGTACCACTTCTGCCGCAGCGCAACGATGGTTTACACGCATAGCCCGCGCAGAAACGGTTATCCATGGATCTGTCTGAAAAGGGGGTGTTCAAAATGACACTGGAAGAAGCACTGCGCTTTATCGACCCGAAAACCGATATGGACGCTCTGGCCGAGGTCGAGTATTACAATGGCTTCAAGGGCAAGGAGGCCGCAGCGAAGACCCTCCGGGAAGCCAGCCAGATGGTCGTTGACTTTGTTCGCCGCGTGTCGTGGCACGATGCCAAAACCCCACCGCTTGTCCACGATGAAAGTTGGGAGAACGCGGGAGAAAAGCACTGCTGCATCATGAGCGAACTTGTGTGGGTCTGCTGCGAGAGCCGGAACACCATGAAGGGCTGGATTGAAAACGGCAAATGGTACATCGAGGATGGCCGCCCAGCGGCAGATACGCCCTATGGTGCTGTGAAGTTCTGGGCTCCGCTGCCGGAGCCGCCGGAGGTGGTAAAATGAGCAAGGCCGTTCTTATCAGTATCAGGCCGGAATGGTGCGACCTCATTGTGCGAGGCAAAAAAACCATTGAGGTACGTAAGACCCGCCCAAAATTGGAAACGCCGTTCAAGGTGTACATCTACTGCACGAAAGCCCCACAGCATCTTATCACCATTTTCAGGGATGGAGAAGAAACGATGGGCGGCGAAATCCACCACGGAAAGCCTGAATTCATAAAGTGTGATAAGTACCTGCCGGATAGCGTTCGTGACAAAACTAGAATGGTCATTGGCGAGTTTATATGTGACCGCATTTCGACTATTACACCACCGGGCCCATTCAGCATCCGAAATGAAGTATCGGGGTGCTGCCTTACCTACGGTGAGGTGAAAAAGTATGCCGGGTGGGACAACCCAGCGGTACCACAGACTGAACTCCATAATTTATATGGCTGGCATATTTCCGACTTGAAAATTTATAATCAGCCGAAAGACATCATGTGCTTTCATCGTGCTGTCGAGGAAAACGAACTGTGGTGCAAGAAATGCGCAATTGGCAAGAAGAAAGATGTACACTGCGCATTTTGCTATGGACTGGACGGCCTTGGGCTCCGTCGTCCGCCCCAAAGCTGGTGCTATGTGGAGGAACGGTACTATGGATAAAGTTGGCGATTCGGCACAGCAGATTCTGGATAAAATTCATCTTCAATTTTTAAGTCAATATTTTACCATAGCTCCGAAGACAAATGAGATGGTAAAAAACTGCGAGGAGCGGCTGAAAGAAAGCATCTGCAATGCGAATAGCATAAGCCCTGACATGATAAATGTGTCTGCGAATGAAGTGAAACCGGGAGTCTATCAATTCACTATCACCTCAAACACCCCGGTGGTTGTGATTGAGGTGGAGCGAAAGCCTGAACTGGAGGTGCAGCATGACAGCTGAACGGCTACATTTCAAGGTTGAATCCCCTGCAAACTTTGTCAAGCTGGCCTGTACCATTCTTTTTGAGCGAAAAGAAAAGCTGCTGGAAGATTACGGCTCTACTTGGCATGATGTGTTTGACGGGGATGCAGGAGATCAACATTTTCAACGGTTCATGGAAGACCTGTTTCCGAACGGCTGCACTGTTGGGGGAAAGCGAACTGAATCTGATAACAGACCGGGCGGTTCATTTTCTAAAAACGGATGAGGCTTGCCTTGATATAAAAGCGAACCATGACAAAGCGCGCTTTACATATTGGGTTTATTTTGCTCCTGAGCATAAGGTCTACGCGTGCGGTTTTGCGCGGCACGAGGAAACCATTATTGATATTCTCACCGCATTTTTTGGCAAGTCGATTGGGGATTATAGTTTGTGCGCCTTGAAACAGTTTATTCTAAATTCCTTTGAGATTAAATCCGATAATTCATCTGTGCGGTCAATCGCAGAGGATGCGGAGTTTATTCAGCAGACAGCGTATTTTAGGTGCATTCGCAGAGGTGAAAAATATGGTAAATGAAAATGTCAATATTCTTCTTAAGCTGCCATGGATGGAGGAACGCGAGTACATGGACATGGCCGAGAAAATCACAAGTGAACTTATCGAGCGATTTGATTCGTCCGAAAAGGACAAGCGTTTCATGACCATGAACGAATTTATTCAGCGGGTTGGAGGAAAGCTGCGATATTGTGAAGCGGACACCAACGCATTTATTGCCTTGGTGTGCAGATGTGCCATTGAACGAGGCTACTTCGTTGTTTTACTTCCTGTACTTGGCGCGAAAGAACCGCTTAGTTACGATGTCCCCATCTTGGATTTGGTATTCAGAGCCGCACCTATTCACGCACCCGAACTTGAATGGGATGGAAGTGTCAAGAAATGCAAGGAAAAGCGGTTTGAAGCAAAGATATATGCGATTAAGGAGGCAAAAGATGAAGTATCGCATTGAGGTTTCGGAAGAACAGCTGCGCGTCATCGGACTGGCTGTGGACGAGTACATGAGGCTGCGCATGGGACAGTTCGATGCTCTGGCTGAAGACTTAGTTTATGATGAGGTGGATCGAGCCGAGGTGTATAAGGATAGCCGCCAGTACTGTATCCTCAATGAACGGCACCGCAATCTCGAAAGTATGTTTGAGACCGCCTACAAGCTGGCCTATCCGCCGCTGGGATACCGCGAGCGGCAGCACGATTCATGGGGAACGTGCATCGACCTTGTACACGCCATCGAGCACCAGCAGTGGTTGGACAGTCCGAAAGACAAGCGGGAAAAGCCACGCACAACAAACCGTTCTTTCGAACCCGTTCCGCTGGGGCATGAGCCGTTCCCGAAAATTGAGAGGGTGGAAGAATGAGCTGCCTGTCTTGTGAGAACTACATACCTCTCGACCCGCCTATCCAACGCACCGATTCCAACGGCCAGACCTATGAGGTGCCGGGATTGTGCAAAATTGGAGCGGACCACATAATTTCTGGGTTTCCTGTCTATCTTCCAACGGCAAAATGTGATAAAATAACAGAAGCACCGTTGCAAAACGGCAGCTGAATTATGACGGAGGTAGGCTGTGACACTACAGGAATTGTCCAAGTATTATGATATTCAGATGACCCTCGAAAAAGACCGTGAGGCCTTGGAGAATCTTCGGCAGAAAATCAATCCTGCCTCCCCACAGCTGACGGGTATGCCACATACGCCCGGTGTTCGGGACAAGGTGGCGGATCTGGCTGTGGAACTGGCTGACATGGATGAACGTGTCCGCTGGTTGGAGGAACAGGCAGCGGAAGAAAAGCCCAAGGTCGAGGCGTACTGCAAGAGCATCATGGATGCCCGGCTTTATCTGATCTTCCGGCTGCGGTTTGTCCGCTGCTACTCGTGGGCAGAAGTTGCCGGAGCACTCGGAAAGTGTTACACAGAAGCTGGGGTCAGCCGGATGGCCTACAACTACCTCGAATCACATTGACCGATAAGCCCTGCATTTGCAGGGCTTTTTATTTTTGCCCAAAAACTCAAATTCAACCTCAAATTTTCATAAAATACGGTCAAATATAGAAATGAGTTTTACATTTTGGCTACCAAAAGTTAAATTCAAACTGAAAATATCAGAAGTCAATGCAGATTGTTTCACACGGTGATGGACGGTGTAGGACGGTTTCACACGGCGCGTAATGCCGCGCAATAAACAAGAACGCCCAGCAACGAAGAAGAACGAAAGCCAACGAGCAGAAACGACCAGCAACGCTTTGATATGGATTCAGATGACAACGGATACTCCCGGTGATATGATTAGGATGCAAAATCCGAATCAAGCCAAGCGGTGCCTGCCAGAAATGGTGGGTGCCGCTATTTTTATACCTGAAAGGAGGATTCCGAGCCGCACGCTGCTCTCCTTTGCGTGTGGCATTACCGCAGCACCCCGAAAAGCTGAGGTGCTGCAAGCTGGACATTTCGCCGTGTCCGGCCGCAAAGAAGGAGATTTTTCCATGTATCAGAAAATCAAGGCGAAATTCAAGGCAAGTCCCACTATTTTCTACGCCTGCTCCATCGTGGCATCGTGGGCAGGAGTAGGCAGCTTGATGAACTTCCGCACCATTGCATTGCGATACGGAGCGGTTCCGGCAATCATCTGGGCGGTGTTCAATTCTCTGGCATGTATCACGTTCGGCTTGTTCGCTGACCGTGTTCCGTCCATTCGGCGCATCATGCAGAGCAAGGTGATGTTCTACTTCATCGGTCTGCTGACGCTGTTTCAGACGTGGACGCAGATGAGCGGCATCTACGAGATCTTTGGCGATACACCCATTGGAACCAAGGGCGGCATGATTATCGTGTACGTCACCTGTGTGGCGTTCCTGATTATGTTGCTCAAAGACGGCATGATTCGCAACGTGCTGTCCGATGGCTTTTCATGGGTGGTCGTTTATGGCCTGTTGGCCGTAGTAGTGGCTGCTGCTCTGGTGTACACTGGCGGCACGTTCGCCGTCATCGACCCCGGTGTAAACGCCGCTGGTATTAAGGCTGGCGTGTACAACGGCTTACTTCTGCTGCCCGGCCCATTTGCTTGTCCGTATTACTATTCGCTGTTTGAGTACAACGATGAAAATACGGACGGCACCAAGCACGGCAACATGAAAAAAGCCTTCGTGCTGGCGGGCGTGATGTTTGGCATCTACATGGTGCTGGCTGCGCTGCTCACGTGGGTGCGCTTCAGCCCGGTGCTGAACGTAATGAAAGCTATTTTGATTACGGTCATCGCCATTTCCTCGCTGTCCACCTATCTCTACTGCGAATATCTGGTTTTCGGCAAGAAGTTTGGCTTCGCACTGGACGTTCTCACCGTGGCCTCGTGGCAGATCCTGATTCCGCTTGGCGTTATGGGCATCTGGCAGCTGATGAGCACGATCCGCATCTACGTTGTCGTAGCCGCCGTCCTGTTCTCCATCGTTCTGGACCTCGTTTCTGACAGGAAGGAGGCCGCACGATGAACATCACGGTAAAGAAGCTGGCAGAGCTGCATAAGCCTACCCACAACATCCGTCGGCACTCCGACAAGCAAATCACCGAGTACATCCGCAGCATTGAGATGTTCGGTCAGGTGAAGCCGCTGGTCGTTGCCGAGGATGGCGAAATCATTGCCGGCAACGGTCTGTACGAAGCCCTGCTCCGCATGGGTCGGGAAACCTGCGACTGTTATGTGATGGCCGGGCTGACCGATGTGCAGAAGAAAAAGCTGATGATGGCCGACAACAAGGTCTACGAACTCGGCTTTACCGATGTGGATGCCATCGAAGAACTGGTCAAGGAACTGGACGGCGATGTGGACGTTCCGGGCTGGGATGCTGACCTGCTGGAAATGCTGAACAGCACCACGGATGAAGCTGATGAAGTAATCGGCTCCTACGGCGATTTCCCGGAAAACGAGATCGCACCCATCAACCGCCATCAGGCAGAGGAACACGTTCCGTATGCCGAAACACCGACCTACCCGGTGGCTCCCGTCCCGCAGCCTGCTCCTACCGTCTCCGCTGCCCCGCAGCAGCCCTCCACAGTGCTGGAGGTGTCTACACCTTCCGAACCGCAAACCGCTGCTCCAGAGGCGGGCAGCGGCGTGGAGCAGCACAGGTGCATCCGTTGCCCGAAGTGTGGTGAACTGATATGCCTGTGAAAGTAGTGGAAAGCAGCATGAACGTGCTGCAGGCGGCGAAAATCCGTATCCGCAATGTGTTCGCAAACGGCTGCAAAATCTATCTGTCGTTTTCCTCCGGCAAGGACAGCCTGTGCATGGCCAACCTCGTGTATGAGATGATTCTCTCCGGCGAGCTCGACCCCAAGCAGCTGACGGTGACGTTCATTGACGAAGAAGGGCTTTACCCCTCCATGGTCGATGCAGCACACCGCTGGCGGCGCAACTTCCTGTCGGTCGGCGCGAAATTCTTGTGGTTTTGCTTGCCGTTCAAGCAGGTGTGCGTGATAGACCACCTTTCCGCGTCAGAATCGTGGATAACATGGGAGCCGGGCAAAGAAGATGTGTGGATGCGTACCCCGCCCGATTTTGCCATCAGGTACAGCCCATACCTGCACCACCCCGGAGAGATGAACTACCAGACGTTCTGTGAAAAGGCGTTCCGTGACGGCATTCAGCTGGTCGGCCTGCGCACGGCAGAAAGTCTGACCCGCTTTAAGTGCATCGCCAACACCAAGATGGAGCGTATCACAAAAGGCGGCAAGTTCTATCCCATCTACGATTGGGCTGATTCCGATGTTTGGCTGTACATCAAAGAGCGAAACCTTGAATTCCCTGAAATCTATATGCGTTTGTACGAAGCTGGTGTGCATAAAAATGCACTCCGGCTTTGCGCTTTCTTTGGAGATACCAGCACACAAGGCCTACGGTGGGTTGCAGAAACCGACAACGACCTGTGGGAGCGTATCCAGCGGCGAGAGCCAAACGCCTACCTCGTTCTGCTCTACTGGGATTCCGAGATGTTCCGGCGCAGCACCCGCAAGCGGCGTGAGCTGGAAGCGGATACCGAACAGAAGGATTATAAAGCCCTCTGCAAAGACCTGCTGTTCCTCCACCCGGAGCGGTACACCATCGCCAAGGACACCTTATCCCACATCGACCACTGGCGAGGCCTGTTCATAAAGACCTATGGTATCGCTGAACAGAAGCACTACAAGACCATGTATGAGGGGCTGCTGTACGGAGATCCCAAGATGCGTATCCTGCGCATCCTCTGGACCACCATCTACAACGACCACAACGCCCGCATCAAGGAGGAGCAGAACCATGGAAAACATTGACGTATTCGCACCGCTGGCATCCCTCCAGTGGGTAGACCGCAACACCATCCACGCCAACGACTACAACCCCAACAAGGTCAGTGAGGAGAACCTGAAGCTGCTGGTGCAGTCCATCCTGACCAACGGCTGGACGCTGCCCATCGTGGTACGCCCGGACGGAACCATCATTGACGGCTTCCACCGCTGGACAGTATCAGGCCGTGAACCGCTGCTGTCCCTGCTGGGCGGCAAGGTGCCTGTCGTAGTCGTAGACCATCACGGTGACGAGAGTGCCGACGTATACGGCACAATCACCCACAACCGCGCCCGCGGCACACACCTGCTCGACCCCATGAAAGCCATCGTGAAGAAGCTCATGGACGAGGGCAAGACCGTGGACGAGATCGGCAAGCAGCTGGGCATGAAGCCCGAAGAGATCTTCCGTCTGTCCGGCTTCACCAAAGACGAGTTCCTGAACATGATGACCAAAGACCATCCGACATACTCCAAGGCCAAGGTCATCCGCAGCATCTGAGAGAGGAGCGTATCACAATGCCTGTCGTAGACATCTACGTTAATAAGCCTGTATCTGTGCAGGACATGGAGTTCACCTTCGTGTATGACCCTGCAATGGTTGAAGCTGCGCTCCACCCGCCCGACAGCGGGCAGGAGCAGCCGTTCAGTGCTGAAAAGGTACTGTGACGGGGGTACCCTACCATGAGCGGGCTCGTCGACCCCGAAATGCGCTTATACAACGAGGAAAAAATCGACCATTTCGTTTCCGCTTTTTGAAGATTCCAACCACAATTCCAATAAAAAGTAATGCCGGAAAGGAGGACAGTTTGTGGCCAAAAAAGAAATCCTTGCAGATAAGGAAGTAACAACCACGCAGCTGGCATCCGTTCTAGGCCTTACCGCACGCAGAGTGAGGCAACTTACACAAGACGGGGTGGTAACGAGTTCATCCCCCGGAAAGTACATTCTCGCTGATGCCGTGCAAGCCTACATCAGCAGCGTCTCCCGCGGTGGTTTGACCAAGGAAGAAGCGGAGGAGGCCAAGAAGATTGAGCGGGTCAAAGCCAAGGCTGAGGCCACGCTCAAGACCAGCAAGGCCAAAATCGCACAGGCAGAAGCCAAGGAACTGTCCGGGCAGATGCACCGCAGCGAGGACGTTGCTGCCATGACCGCCGAACTTATCTACGCCATCCGTGGTGCGCTGATGGCATTGCCCAGCCGGGTGGCCATCAATGCTGCTGCTCTATCTGACCCTGCTGAGGTCGCAGAGTATATGCGCGGCGAGGTCAATCAGATTGCGGAGGAAATCGCCCAGTTCCGCTATGACCCGGCCAAGTATGAGGCTCGCGTCCGGGAACGTCGGTCGTGGACTGAAAAACTGGGCGGTGACGAGGATGAGTGACAATGCCGCAGTAGACCGCCTGAATGCTCTGGTGTCGAAGCTGGTGGCAGCTATTCGCCCGCCGCCCAACGTGACGGTCAGCGAGTGGGCAGCGCAAAACCGCGTCCTGTCCCCGGAAGCATCTGCTGAACAAGGCCGCTGGCGCAACAGCAGAACGCCCTATCTGGTGGAAATCATGGACGCATACTCCGACCCTCGCGTCCATCACATCGTTGTCGTTGCATCCTCGCAGGTCGGCAAGAGCGAGTTTGAGAACAACGTCATCGGCAGAACGATTGACGTTGACCCCGGTTCCATCCTGTTCATCCATCCGCAAATGACGGATGCCAAGGAGTACAGCAAGCTGCGTATCGCCCCCATGATACGAGATTGTCCTACGTTGCGAGCCAAGGTCGTGGAGAGCAAACGGCGAGACAGCGGCAACACCATTCTGCAAAAGAGTTATCCCGGCGGCATTCTGACCATGTGCGGCTCAACCGAGGCTCACGCTCTGGCATCGAAACCCATCCGCTATGTGCTGGGCGATGAACGTGACCGCTGGGCTACGAGTGCCGGCACTGAGGGCGACCCTTGGGAACTGGCAATGGCCAGACAGACCACGTTCTATAACGCAAAGGCGGTGGAGGTCAGCACCCCCACCATCAAAGGGCACAGTGCCATCGCCAAGTCCTATGTCAAGGGCACAATGGAGCGCTGGGTATCCCAGTGCCCGCACTGCAAGGGCTTCCACGAACTGCGCTGGGAAGATATTCGGTACGATTACGACACCATCGAGACCCACGGCGAGAAAACCTACAAGGTCAAGGATGTGTGGTATCTCTGCCCGGAGTGTGGCTGCATTTCGGACGAGGTGACCATGAAGCGGGCACCCGCTCACTGGCAGGCCGAAAACCCGGCAGCCTACGAGAACGGCATCCGCAGCTTCTGGCTGAACAGCTTCGTGAGCCAATGGGCGGCATGGAAAGACACCGTGCTGAAATACCTGAATGCGCTGGGCGACACCAAGAAGATGCAGGTCGTCTACAACACCCGCCTTGGGCTGCTGTGGGAAGACCGTGGCGATGTGCAGGATGAAGACACCATGTTGGGCCGCAGGGAGGAATACCCGGCGGAACTGCCGGATGGCGTGCTGTTCTTGACCGCTGGCATTGATACCCAAGATGATCGCATGGAGTACGAGATTGTGGGCTTCGGCCACTTCGGGGAAACATGGGGTATCGAAAAAGGCATTGTTATGGGCCGCCCGGACAGTGATGAAGTTTGGCAGCAGCTGGATGAACTGGTTTTTGATAGGCAGCTAAAGTTCTCTGATGGATTGAAGATGACTGTGTCCATTTCGTTCGTAGACGAAGGCGGACACTTTACGCAGGATGTGCGTATGCGCTGCCACGACCGAATCGGCAAAAAGGTTTTCTGCATCAAAGGTATGCCGGGCCCAGATAAGCCTTTTACGGCTCCGCCAAAGCGGCAGAAAATCACGATTCAAAACAAGTACGTTGGGATGTGCTGGCAATACCAGATAGGTGTTGACTCTGGAAAGCAAATCATCATGGACGATTTGAAAGTACAGGAGCCGGGCGCCCGGTACTGCCACTTCCCGCGCCGGGATGACTACGGTCCGAGATATTTCAACGGCTTGTTGTCCGAACATTTGATTTACAAAGAGGGGCACCGAAACCCATGGCAGTGGGATAAAATCTCCGGCCACGAGCGCAACGAGCCTTTAGACTGTCGGAACTACGCTTTGGCAGCTTACAAGGTCGTGCCAAAAGACCTAGATGCCATTGACCGCAGGCTAAAGCAGCTGCGTGGCAAGGTAGTCGATACCCCGACAGCAGTAAATATTCAACAACCAATCTCCCACTCCCGGCCAACCGGCAGGAAGCGGGAGAAACTTTTAGACGACTGGTGAGGTGTGAGGTATGGATACCGTGACCATCAAAAAGCGGCTGGAGTTCCACACGCAGCGGCTTGACAACCTGTATTTGGCCTACAACAAGCTGCTTTCCGGCGGCGTGAAAAGCTACCGTCTTGATGACCGGGAACTTACACGCCTCGACCTCGGCAAATTGAGCGACGAAATCAAGGATGCCGAGGAAAAAGTCGATGAACTGACTGCGCTGCTGAACGGCCAGAGTGCCCGCAAGGCATTTGCCGTTATTCCGCGCGATTGGTAATTTTTTAGGGTAACAGCCCATCTGGGCTTTTGCCGCGGGCTGGCTG